GGTCGTGGGCGGCGTCTCGTGTCGGGAACTTCGGGCCGCGGCAGGGCACCGGGAAGAACGACGCCATCGCGGCGCGTGAACTTGCGGGCGTCATTCTGTTCGGCGAGAAGCTGATCATTCACACGGCGCATGAGTTCCCGACGGCGAACGAGTCGTTTTTGCGGTTGGTGTCACTGTTCGATAATTGGGATGACCTGGGGAAACGGGTCGCCCACACCTATTACGCGAACGGGAACCAGTCGATCGTTTTCGTCAACGGTGCCCGCATCCTCTACAAGACGCGGACCGGTGGCAGTCTGCGTGGCTTCGCGAAGGCGGCGCTCATCGTCTACGACGAAGCCCAGCATTTGCAGGCCGAGCACACCGGGGCGTCGGGTCCGGCGAGGTTGACCAATCCGAATAGTCAGACCTGGTACGCGGGTTCTGGTGGGTTGTCGACGTCGTTGAAGGCGTGGGGTATCCGTCGTGAAGCGGTGTTGGGGACCGGTGGCCGGCTGGCCTACACCGAGATGACCGCCGAAACCGTCGCCGTCGTCGATGGTCGCGCCATGTTCACAGCCCCGGACGACCCGGACGACCCGGACGTCTGGTACCGCTCGATGCCTGGGTTGGGCCGCTGGGTCACCGAAGAATCCGTTGACGACCTTCGACAAGACCTCAAGGAGTTGTTCCCCCGCGAGGGGTTGTGTGTCTGGGATCCAGACCCAACCGCAGAAGGCGGTGTCCTACCGATCGAAGATTGGCTCGCGGTCTGCTCCCCGGATGTCGTCCCGGCCGGTGGCCTGTGCTTCGGGGTTGATGTTGATCCGATGCGCGCCGCAGCCGCAATAGTGTGCTGCGACGCTTCCGGCCGGTTAGAGCTCGTCGAAACTAGGCATGGTGTCGGCTGGCTCACCGGCAGACTCACCGAACTAGCTGTCGCACATAGGGCGTCGGTCGGTGTTGATGCCGCGTCGCCTGCGCATGGTTTCGCCGATGAGTGGGAACGGGCTGGGGTGACGGTGAAACGTCTCTCGTCTCGGGAGATGGCGGGGGCGTGCGGCACGTTCTACGACGCTGTCACGAACCGCACGATCTCTGTTAATTCGCACTTCGCGTTGGATCGCGCGGCGGCCGGGGCACGAAAACGTGTGTCCGGCGACGTGTGGTATTGGGCTCGCAAAGACAACAACACCGATGTGTCACCGTTGGTGGCGGCCAGCATCGCGCGGTGGGTCGCGGTGTCCGACGAACCTACAGCGCCAACGTTCGCCTACTAGCAAAGAGGTTCGCCTTGCGCGACTGGATAACCACCGCGCTCGAACTCTCGGGGATGCTCAGTGTCGCCGTCATGGTCGGGCTGCTCGTTGCTGCGTGGGCAGGGTTCGGTGTCGCCGGCGCTGCGTTCATCGCGGCGGGAATCATTGAGGGACGCCGTTGAGTTTCTTTACACGCCGCAAACCACAGTCGGAGGAACGGGGCACGCTCCCCGGCGGTTGGTGGCCGTCGTCGTGGGCTGTCCCGACCGCGTCGGGCCAGGTCGTCAACGCTGAGACAGCGATGCGTTCCGCCGCCGTCGCGGCGTGCGTCCGTGTCCTGAAAACGTCGGTAGCGATGCTCCCGGTCGACGTCGTCCGCATCCAAGGCAAAACCCGCATCGAGGTGACGGCCCCGCCGGTCGTGCAGAAACCATCGGCCAGAGTGTCGCAACGGGCGTGGGTGTCGCAAATGATGGATTCCTACCTGCTGGCAGGCAACGCCTACGGGCAGGTCACCGCCGTCGACCGGCTCCAACACCCGGTGCAGGTCGAATCGGTCGCACACGGTGACGTGACTTGGCTCGCCGTTGACGGCTCACTGCATCCGTACGTCCGGTCGCAACGCTCGGAGCTGTGGCCGGTCGGGGACCTCATACATCTGCCAGCCTCAGCGTTCCTCCCCGCGGGGACACGCGTCGCGCTGTCGCCGGTCGAGTTGGCGAAACAATCGATCGGGGCGGGGCTCGCCGCCGAGCAGTTCGGCGCCGGGTTCTTCGGCGCAGCAGGGCATCCGTCGTCGATCATCTACTCGGACCAGGCGTTGACGGCCGATCAGGCGGAGAACATCAAGGCCCGGTTCAAGGAAGCGGTAAAGCCGGGAGTGCGCGAGCCGGCGGTGTTCGGCTCCGGCCTGAAGTACGAACCGATCCAGGTCAACCCGTCCGATTCGCAGTTCATCGACCTGTTGCGCTTCGAGGTGGAGCAGGCGTGCCGGTTCTTCGGCGTGCCGCCGACGATGGTGTACGCCGCTGTGTCCGGTCAGAACATCACCTACAGCAACATCACCCACAACGATCTCCACTTCTTGAAATATTCGCTGACGATCTGGCTCGCCGACCTCGAGGACGCATGGTCAGCGATGCTCGACGAGCCGCTGCGTATCAAGTTCAACGTCGACGCGCTGCTTCGCATGGACGCCACGGCGCGTTGGGCGATCCATGATCTGCGACTGAAGAACCGCACGACTTCGGTGAACGAGGTCCGGGCGCTCGAAGACCAATCCCCGATCCCTGACCCCGAGTACGACGTGCCAGGGGTCCCCGGCACGGCGCAGCAACTCTCTGCCGCTGAAGCTGTGCAGAAGGTTTACCGCGGCGTCGGCAGCATTCTCACCTCCGACGAGGCGAGGGAAATCGTCAACGCCGCCGGCGGCAATCTGACCGTCCCGGCACCCACGCAACTTCCGTTGCCGATCCAATAGAGGTGGCAATGGCCGCACCGATAGACAATCTGGTTCGCGCCTACATCGCCCCCGAGGCGTGTGAGATGCGCGCCGACGACATGGGCGGTAACACGATGTTCGGACACTTCGCGGTGTTCGACCAGTGGACCGAGATTCATTCGTGGTTCGAAGGTGACTTCGTGGAGCGCATCGCCAAAGGCGCGTTCGTCGACACGTTCGCGTCGCGCGCTAAGCAGATACGGGTGCTCTACGACCACGGCGCAGACCCGCAAATCGGCAACAAGCCATTGGGAGCGCCCGAAGTGTTGCGCGAGGACAAGACCGGCGCCTACTACGAAGTCCCACTGTTCGACGCCACCTACGTCAACGACTTGAAGCCGGCGCTACGCGCCGGACAGTTGGGTGCGTCGTTCCGGTTCCGGGTCACCGCCGAATCTTGGGTCGAGCCGTCGAAGGCGTCGAAGTCGAACCCGCAGAAACTTGCGGAGCGGACGATAGAAGCGGTCGACCTGTACGAGTTCGGCCCTGTCACGTTCCCCGCGTACGCCGGCGCGTCGGCTGGGCTGCGGTCCGGGACCGACCACTTCTATGACCGGCTCATGCACGACCCGGTGTTCCTCGCTCGGATGACGGAACGGCTCGGCCTGACCGTCGTCGAGAAAATGATCGCAGACGCGCCGGCTGACAGTCGCGCCGAAACCGAAACCCCGCAGGAGTCCGCCGACGGCGACGACGCGGCCATCGGACGCTCAACGGCGTTCGCTCAAACCCAACTCTTGCAACTCGTAAGGAGAACGCAATGAACTATCTTGAAATCCTGCGCGCTAACCACGCGCAGCTCATGACCGAACGCGCCGCCGCTATCGCGGAGATGGAAGCCGTCACCGCGTCGGCGACCGCCGAAACCCGTGCGACGTTGACCGACGACGAAACCGCACGGTTCGACGCGGCCACCGCGAAGGTCAACGAGCTCGACGGGCAACTCGACGCGACCGAAGCCCGCATCACGGAACTCGAAGAGGTCGTGCAACGGAACCGCAACGCCACGCTGGCGCCGACGTTCGTCCCCGGCGGCTCCGACCCGTTCGACGTGCTTCGCACCATGTCCTACGGCGCCTCCGGCCCCGAGGTCCGCAAGGCGCTCATCGACGCCAACATGCGCGCCATCCAAGGACGCATCGACGAGCCCGCCAACCAGGCTCACTACGAGTCGATCCTGAAGCGCCACGCGGACGACACGCGATGGGCGGCGAACATCCTCGCCCGTACGCGCCCCGAGTATGCGTCCGGCTTCGCGAAGATGGTCACCGGCCGCGAATTCCTCCTCACCGCTGAGGAACGCGCCGCGATGTCCGTCGGGTCGAACACGAACGGCGGGTACTTGGTGCCGACGCATCTCGACCCGACGATCATCTTGACGAACTCCGGTTCGTCGAACGTGATCCGCGACATCTCCCGCGTCGTCACCCTCACCGAGGGCTCCGTCTGGAATGGCGTAACCTCTGTGGGAGCGACGGCATCATGGGACGGCGAACTCGTCGAAGTATCCGACGACTCCCCGACGCTCGCACGCGTGTCGATCACCGTCTACAAGGCGGCGGCGTTCGTGCAAGCGTCGATCGAAGCGTTCGAAGACATCGGCTCGTTGCAGTCCGATGTCCTGATGATCCTCGCCGACGCGAAAGACCGTTTGGAGGGCGTCGCTCACGCGACCGGCTCCGGCTCCTCGCAACCGTGGGGGATCTTCACCGCATTGGACGCGAACACGAACGTCGAGATCATTTCGACGACGGCGGCGACGATCGGCGAGGTCGACATCCACTCCATGTACCGGCAGGTTCCGGTGCGTTGGCGTGCGAAGTCGTCGTGGCTGACGAACCCGCTGTACTCCTTGGCGATCAAGCGGTTGGGCACCGCAGTGTCCTCGACGTACTCCGGTGATTTGACTGCACCGGTCGCTGAGCGTTGGCTAGGCCGTCCCGTCGTCGAATCAGACGACGCCCCGACGACACAGACCACAACTGCGAACGACAACGAAATCGTCATCGGCGACTTCTCGAACTTCGTGATTGTCGACAAGCCGGGCGGCACCAGCGTCGAGTTCATCCCGCACCTGTTCAACACTACGACCAACTTGCCCGACGGCCGACGCGGGTTCTACATGTACTGGCGCACAGGCTCTGACTCGGTCAATGACCTTGCCTTCCGGTTGCTCCAAGACAAGACCTCGGCTTAGGCGCTGGTCTGTACAAACATCCGCTAAGTGGGCAGGGCTTCGGCTCTGCCCACTCTGCCAAACGAAGGAGACCCGTCTATGGGTTACGTTTTTGCGCGGGATCGGTTCATCAAGTTCCACCCGGATACCGGGTTGCCGCATGTGTTCGGCTACGGGCAACGCGTCGAGGACGGCGACCCGATCGTCGCCGCGTCGCCGACCGATTTCATGTCGCCGGACGAGTGGTCGCGTTCCAGTGTGGAACAGGCGACCGCCGCCCCGGGTGAGCGACGCAACGTCGTGCGCCGATGACCGACCATGTCGTCGTCGGCTATCTGGACGGCGGTAAATGGTCAGCGTGTTTCGGGCTGTCATACCGCGACCTCATCATGCACGACATGTTGGGCCCCGGCCGGATCGTCCGTGAGAACGGCAAAGAGCTACGGCAAGTCTGCGGTACTGGCGGCATCGTCGCCGGACGAAACAAGGTCGCCGAAGACTTCTTGGATAACACCGACGGCGACTGGCTGTTCTTCATCGACACCGATATGGGCTTCGGTCCAGACACCGTCGACCGTCTCGTGAAGACAGCGGACAAGTACACCCGCCCGGTTGTCGGCGGGTTGTGTTTCAAGATGACCCGCCAGAAACGCGGCGAGTTCAACGCCGAAAAATGGGCGATACAGCCGACCGTCTACGACTACCTCGAACTCGATACCGAGGTCGGGTTTTTGCCTCGCATGGATTACGGGCGGGGCCAGCCGGTG